TCTACCTTTAAGGTATTAGTATCTACAGTTAAGTCTCCAGAAATTGTTAAAGCACTAAGCGTACCTACACTTGTAATATTAGTTTGTGCAGCAGTAGCTATCGTACCTGTAAGATTGTTAACTACTAAGTCAGCAGCAGCATATCCTGTTGCACTAGTGTTTACTGTAGCAGCAGGTTCTGTTTGCGTATCTGTAAATAATCTAAATGTATTATCAGTAGAAGCATCAAAGAATAATCCAGCAAACTTAGTTGTACTAGATTCTACATATTTACCAAAGAATCCAAAGTCTGTAGCATTACCTGAGTTAGCATTTGTAAGACCTGTAAAGTTATCATCTGATACTATTGGGCCTGTCTGTGTAGTCGTACCTGATACAGTTAAGTTACCAGATACTGTTAAATTATTTCCAACAGTTACATTATTAGGTAATCCTATGGTTACTGTACCACTGCTTTCTGCTACCTCTACTTCATTAGAAGTTCCTGCAAACGTAATTGTTCCACCAGAAGCAACAGCAGTTGAGTTAGATCCGTCTGACACAGTAACTACATTACCTACTGCTAAATCAATAGTACCATCACCATCTTGATATGTTACTGTAATACCTGTCTCAGTATTAGAGCTAAACATAGCTCCAACAATATCTTGTATTCTTTCTGCTTGTAGTGTTACTGCTCCGCTAGATACAGAGAAGTCTGTAGAGTCAAAACTAGCTACACCTTTGTTAGAAGAAGTTGCATCTTCTCCAGAGAATGTTACAGTGCCAGAGCTTTCTGCTACATCTAAACCTTCTCCTGCTGCAAAGGTTATAGTTCCTCCTAGTGCAGTTGCAGTAGAGTTACTACCATCCGTTACAGTAATACTAGAGTTAGCAAGTTTAGCATTTGCAATAGATCCTGCTAGTTGTGCGTTAGTAATAGTTCCTGACAAACTAGATGTAGGATAGTTGGTTGCATCGCTAAGATCAAAAGCAGGAGTAGCATCAGAAGCTCCTAGTGCTAAACTAATACCACCATAAGAAACTGTAGAGTTTGCTAGTTTGCTATTTGCAATACTACCTGCAAGCATAGTGTTTGTTACACTACCAGTATCTCCTGTTCCTACAATAGTACCTGCTGTATTTGGTAAAGTAACTGTAGGATTACCGCTAAATGCAGAGTGTGCAGGTGCTTGTAATCTTAGATAGTGAGCATTATTGCTTTCACAATAAAAATCTATATAAGACTGAGTGCCACCATTTTTAATTTTTATAGCACCTTGAGAGATTAAGACTCCATTTGTAGAGCCTCCACTAATACCTAATGTCCCAGCAATATCACCATTGCCTGATATATCTAAAGTAGCTCCATCTAGCTCACCAGTAATCGTAAGGTTACGAATACCTGTATAATCTTTGTTAGCGTCTAATACAACGGCTTTAGAGGCGATTGCTGTGCCTACTGCTGTACTACCTAGGTCTAGAGCATTTAACTCTCCTACAACGGCTGTGATGCCGTCTAACGTGTTTATTTCAGCAGCAGTTGCAGTAACTCCATCCATAATGTTTAGCTCTGCTGTTGTAGCAGTTACACCATCCATTATATTAAGTTCCGCTGTAGTGGCTGTTACGCCATCCATAATATTTAGTTCAGCAGCAGTTGCTGATATAGCAGTACCATTAAAATCAATAGCGTCTAAATATGCAACGCCATCAATGTATATATCTTTCCATTGCTGTGAAGAACTTCCTAAGTCGTGAGTATCGTCATCATCTGGTATAATATTAGAATCTACATCTGCACCAAATACAACATTGTCTGAAGCTGAGTCTCCTAAAGTAAGTGTACCACCGTTAAATGTGCTAGTACCTGTAACTGTAAGATTACCACCTACGCTTAGATTATTTGTTGTAGTTACATTACCAGTTAATGTTGTTGTGCCTGTAACTGCTAGGGTACTGGATAGTGTAGCTGCTCCTGTTACGCCTAGTGTACCTGCTACTGTAGCATTCTCATCTATATCCAGCGTGTCAATATGAGCAGTACCATCAAGGTATAGATCTTTGAACTCAAGGGAAGATGTACCCAAATCAATATCATTATCGGTGACAGGAACAATAACACCGTCCTGAACACGTATCTGTTCCACTGCACTGCTAGATACCTCTACAAAAAATCCAACTCTATTATTTGTACCGTCTACTACAACCTTATTAAGAAAATCTAAATCACCAATTTGAGGTACGTTACCACCTTGTCCTGCTGTGCCATCGTGTCTGTGTCCTGTATTTGTAGAACTGCTAGAAGAGTATGCAAAAGCATTTAGAAGTTGGTTATACTCATTATTAAACAGTGATGCTGTAATTGTATCACCGTCTGAAAATGTACTTTGTCTGGTATAGCTTTGAGCCATTTATTATCTCCTTCCTGAAGGTGCGTAGTTTACGTACATACCATTTACTGTGTAAGGTGCTTTTTGATCATTGCTTTTTATAATAAAACTTATGGTATGACCACTACCCTGTATCGCTTGCCTAACCAGTGGATCTGAAGGCGCACCAAATACGTTTGTTCCTAAAATACCTGTACCAAAAATACTTGGTAGAGGTATAGAGTCAAATATGTAGTCAGGTGGCTGTGCCACATCAGGGTCTTCAAAGTCAAACCTAACTCTTAAACTAGGTTGAACTGCTCCCTCTGGACTGACAGATAGTCTCATGTAATATAATGTTTTTCTTGTACCAGCATCACCAAAGTCTAAACTTGGTGTTTGATATGCTGCATCTATATCTCTTGCAGTAGCTCCTGAATGAAAAGAATTACCGTCATCATGGTTGTATATAAAACCGTTAGAGTCACCATGAAATGTTTTTTCTATTCCATTGTTATCAAAGTCTGAGCTAATTGCTGTAGCTTTTATTCCTGCTGTTTCCGAATATTGAAAACCTTGATTAGTAATTGTAGCTATAATACCTTTGGCTGATGAGTCTGCTGTTTCTGAAGCACCAGTAGGTATGTTGTAAAATAATCTGTATTGTGATTTACTTCTTAATACTGCACTTGTAATTGTAAAATTATTTATGTTATCTGCAATATTTTGAATAATACTTTGTATTGGTCTACTAACAGAGCTTAACTCTACGTCACCAATACGTGCCGTACCTGCAACAGTACGAAGTCCATCAGGACTTAAAAATAGCAAGTCACCACCTATTTCCTGTATAGACGCTCCATCCATACAACCTACGTTCTGCGTAATAGGTACAACTGCTATATTGCTAGAATCATTTATGTTTATAAGTTTAAACAATGAGTTCTGACAAAATATAATCAAATCATTACGGAAGCTCTTAATACCAACTATCTGGTCTTCTAAGGCTATGCTTCCTGATCCTGTTCCACTAAAACTTGTAGGATCATTTGTAGCACTAAAATATATTGTGCTAGGTGTTGACGGATCTCCTGCTACTACTAAGTGCTTATCGTGTACCGTACAAAACTTAGCAGTCTTAGACCCATCTATTGTTATGCTCTCAGCAAAAAATGTTCTACTACTGAGTGCTCCTGTTCCTGTCATTTTAAAAAAGAATGGTTTATTACTACCACTCTTATCAGTCATTATAACTGATCCAAAGTCATCTACACCTTCAAAGACTGCAAACTGAGACTGTTCTGGTGAAGTAAACGCTGACACTGATCTACCACTAAATGTAGAAAAGTTATCTCCGCTTCCTGATACACTAGCTTTATTTAGTTGTAGATAGCTTGTACCATCTTGACTAAAAAACATATCGTCATCTGCTGTGGCTATAACACCATCTGCATATACTTGTAATCCTAGTATAGGAGTAGCACCATTAGGTCTAACTGCTGACGCTCCTCCAAAAGGACTAAAACCATTCACACGCCTATAGCCACCATCCGCATCTACTTCAAAGTTACGAAGTGTACTAGCTACTCCGGGCTGTCCTGTCATTTCAAGCTGGTTTAAGCTTGTAAATAAACCTCCCTTAGATGACAAACCATAGGGTTGGGACATTAAACCATCCTCATGCGATCATCTTTAAAATATCCCGGTGCAGGTTCCATAAGATGTAATCTCATTAATTTTAAACCACGCTTGTAGTCTTCAAGTGAAAAAGCAGACATTTGTGGATTTTCTTTAAATTGATAAACATAGTATCTTGTTCTAGCAATAAGAACTGAACTATAAGTATCTGGAAACACTATCTCATCAGAATGTGCTGACAACGCTGTAGGTTGATTGTATGCATAAAAGAAAACCCTATAAACCTTATCAGGTATAGGGCTTAGTCCAAAGTTACGACTATCAGGACTTCTAATGATTCTGTCAGGGACTCCATAGTTTTGAGTATCTGCATCATCTTGATTCTGTGCTAATCGTAAATAATCTTTCCATTCTTCTATTGTAGTAAAACGTAAATTACGTATTGTAAATGGTGCAGATTCACCAGATACTCCCACAGTAGTTAAAAGAAAATTATCAAAATCTACATATCCATAGTCAGTAGTTATACTGGAACTAGCTGGTTTTAATTCATACCATCTAGTTCCTGCTTCAGTCTCTATGAATACATTACCATAGTTAGGATCTGGATTACCACTTTCTCCTGCACTAAGAAAAGGCCACTGAGGTTCTTCATTTACAATATCAAAGTATGCACGATTAATTGCATCCTTTACATGGCTTTGAATACCTGTAGAAGATCCAAAGTTAGTAGAAGTAAGTTCTACTTCATTCATCTCCCTAAGTACTTCATTAGCTAATTGTAAATATGTTGTAGCCATTACTTACCTACTTTTTTCTGTGCTTTTTTATGCGCTTCTGTAAAAGATGTCCCTTTTTTCATCATAGATGTCATAGCTTTCATATGCTTTCCAGTATGATGAACAGAATGTTTTTTCATAGTAGCTTGCTGTCTTGGAGTTAAATCTGAGACATCTGCTCCTTTTATCATCATTTTCTTTTTAGCTGGTTTTTTCATTTCATTGTATTCCTTTTCATTTTAGATGCACAATGTTTTTCCATCTCTTGTATGGATACGTAGCTGCCTTGATTGTATTGCATTCTGCTTCCAGCCATCATTTGCTTACGCATTTTATCATCCATGTCTTCATCCATAGGTGAATAACCCATAGCAGCTTTTTTACGCTCCATCATCATTTTATATCCCGGCATTAATCTTGCTCCATTGAAAAAGTTTTACTTTTATCTCTAGCAGCTTCTATTTCTGTAGGATACTCTGAAGTATCTTGTCCTTTGCTAAAGATCCTATCATAATTATCTTTGTACTGAGAAAGATTCATACCTCTCCTAAATCTACTGGGTTTACTAACAATAGCTTTTCTAAACATCATAGGATTTGCGTCTGAACCAATCTGTGCCATTTTATCTTTCTCCTTAAATGGAAGGGGCCACCGAAGCAGCCCCATCCGTTATAGGTCTAGTCAATACCGTAGAAGGCTGAGACAAGAGCTTCGCCACGAAGAACCTGTGCGCCATAAACGTGTAGACCACGTACAATATCACCAAAGCTAGAAGGATCACGGATCACTTCAGTATTAGTAATAGTTTGTGCGGTAGCCGTAGAAGACATGTGACCAGCCAATACTTTACCAGCAGCGTTAGACGTTGCAGCAATATTGTTTGACTTGTACATATCAAATCCACGCAGCTTACCAGAGCTTACCAATCCATTTCGGATTGATCCTTGTCCAGCGTTGAAGTCTACTGACAACAACTTAGAAGAGCTTTGAACAAGCACTTCGTAGAACTCAGGACTAGCTACGAACCATCGTCCCTCTTCAGGAACATTTTGCTCATCTAGAAGACGAGCCATACGAGACATGACATCAATAGGGTCATGCTCACTAGTACCAAAACCAATGTCCAAGTTACCAGTACCATCAAAGGTTCCAGCAGCAAGGTCAGTAGCATTATCAGAACCAAGCACATGGTTAGGGCTTGAAGCTGATACACCAGCAAACATTTCAGCAATTACGCCAGCATCAAAGGCATCTCGCAATGCATAAGCTGCTGAAGAGGTTGCTACCTCACGGAAGTTTACGTGAGACATGTTTGTTTCAATGTCATCAACAATAAACTTAAATGCGTTTGCTACGTCTACCGTCAAGGTTAGTTCTTGGTCGGTTAGCTTAGTAGCCGTTACATCTTGGCCCCTTTCATACTGTACGATAGTAATTTCAGGTTCCTTGATGATTCTTACGGTATCACCAAACGATGCTATTTCACCAGCATAGTCAGTGTTCGTAATCGCTTCTACGACAGAAGCCTTACGGAAAAAGTTAAGTACCTGCTTAGAATAAACTTTAGGCAGGAAGAAAGAGTTTGTTTGACCCGATACAGAGTTAGCAAAGTTTGCGTCAGTATCTGTACTTGGTTCAAAAAACTGGTCTGATTGATTAAAAGCCATGTTAATATACTCCTAGTAAAACATTTATTTTACTACTCTGCCCTCAATCATAGCTTGTTTGATTTCATCTTCTAGTCTATCAAACTGATCAAGAGACATCGCAGCGATTTCCCTTTCAGTCCAAATCTTAGGCTGACCAGCATCAACAGAAGTAGTTTTTGTAGAAACCATATCTGCTGCGCTGCCCTTTGCCTGTTTAGGTTTGGGCTGTGATTTAGTTTGAGTTATTCCGTTTTCTATTTTAAAAAGATCTATAGCTTTAGAAGCCAACGTAGCATTATCAGGATTATTGTATATCCAATCTTGAATTTGCTCTGGTTGTTCTTTAGCCCACTCATGAAACTCATCAGACCCTCTCAAGTCTTCAAAATCTGGATGACGCTCTTTCAAAGTAGTTTCAGCTTCTCTACGCATAACTTCTGTCTCACGCTGACGCATGGATGTTAATTGTGCTTCAAGATCTGCAACTTGTCTTTGACTTTGCATGTGAGCTACAGATTCTACTGTATTATAAAGATCAGGATATTCTTGTTTAAATGCTTCTAGTTCTTCTTCAGATCTAGGGGGTTCATAAACTGGTTGTGATGCACGAGCAGCAGCTTCCAGTTCTTGTTCCTTTTGTTTAAACTCAGAAAGTTTCTGATCATAATGACGTTTTAAATCATCATATCTTTTTTTATAGTTTGCTTTTTGTTTTGGTTGCACTTCTTCTTCAGGGGCCACTTCATCAGGGGTAGCCTGTTCAGGTGCATAAAACAACCCATCAGCATCGCCTACTTTGTCCTTATCTGGCGTGTGCCAAGACTTACGTGCATTATATGGGTTAGGGGTTTCCTCCTCTAAAATTGCTTCGGACATACTCATTCTCCTTCATGGGGCTTGTGTTTCGCAAGGTAGCCATATTAACTCCGTCGAGTAAATGGGGCTTGACTTACCAAGGTAGCCATAAAAATTATTGAACGCTAGGCATCTTATTAGCTCCGATCATAAGCTTCTTGATTTCTTCGTCAGTCTTGCTCATGTCGAATCTATCCTCTTCAAGTTCTTCTTCATCTTGACGAGGCATTCCTCCTACGTTCATCTGTTGTAGCCCACCATCATAGGCACGTTCAGCATCATCCATCATTCTTTGGAGATTATCTGCACCTAATTGGTCGGTTGCTTTTCTGGTGAATACAAATTCTCCATCCGATAATCGGGCTGGTATAGAATCTGATACACCTGTTCCGGGGCCGTCTACTTCGCCAGCACCCGAAAACTCTGAAGCAGTAGTAATTACTTTATCCAATATATCTGAAAGTCTTGGATCTTTAGTAAGTACTTCTGCTAAATAATTTTGTTCATTATCATCAAGTGATTCATCCATTACAAATTTAATGTAATCTTCTTCCATTTCATTATCAGGAAGTTGTGAGGCCATTACCTCTTCCATTTCATCTGGTGGTATGTTTGGATATGTATCTACTGGCATACCCTCTGATGGCATCATAAGAGAACCATCTGCTTTTTTCTCTCTTTCTTGCAACATTTTAAAATCTTCACCAGATATTTTACCATCTTTGTTTGCATCTAATTTTTCTTGACCACCTACTAATAATTTTCTTCTTGAATGTTTTTCAGCAGCCTTTTGCATATTACGATCCATATCACGGATTGCTTGTTCTTCCAATGCTTTTTTCATTTCTTCTGGTGTCAAATTAGGATCATCTAATTGTCTATATTGTTGAGCTAATTTTTTATAACTTTCTCTATGTGCATCATCTCTAAAAAAATCTGATTTATCATCAGCTAAAAGTTTTTCAATTTGTTTAGCAGCCTCTGTAAATGTCATTTCTTTTTTATCTGCCATCTTCTTTCCTTTCTATAGCTTCTTCAACAAGCTTATCTAACTCCTCTAAGCGTCCCAGCAAATTCATCTTCCCCTGACTGCGGTACACCTCCAGTTCCGATGTTGCCCCCACCAGTACCTGTAGCTCCAAGGTTTTGAGGTTGTTGAGGTGCTCCTTCAGGGCTTCCCATTGGGCCTTGTTCTTGGTTATTGGAGCCAGCTTCCGGGCCAACATTTTGTCCAGCATTTTGCATTCCTATTATTTGCGCCATCATAGCTGCTTCTTCTGGATCATTCAGAAGCTCATCAGGATCAAGATCCAGACTATAAGCAAGCTCGCTAATAAGCTTATTAACTTTAATAAACGGAGCAACAGCAGGATTAGATGCAGTTTGAAGAAACATAGTAAGTCTCTGGCTCCGTACCTCTTTTTGCATAAGGCTGTTAGTGCCTGTAGCTTTAACTTCAAGATCACCCTCCACTCCTAAATCAGCCTCTAAAAACTGCATATTCCATTGAAAGTATGCTTCTCCAAGAGGCTTCAAAAGAAAATCGTCTAGGTTTTTAATTACCGTTTTAATATTTAGAGAGGCTGCTCCAAGCAACATAGACATCCCAGAGGCAGTCCTAGTCATGCTCTGGACACCAGTTTGTCCATGAGAGTAACTAGGAATGCCTGTCTGTTCATCTGCAAGCTGCCTAAACTTATCAAACATCATCATATTCTCGTTAGAAGTATTAGGAAATTTAAGTCCGTTTATAGCAGTGCCGGGAACGCCAGCCTGTCTTCTGAACACCTTTCCGGGGTATATCTCCATATTCTGACCACCTACTAAGGCAGTTTCGTCTACATCAAATATAACCGACCCAGATAACGCTAAGTTATCAATAGCCATTCTTGCATGACCATTCATAATCTTTTGCGAATCTTCCATGTTTTCCGCTATACCAATTCCAAAAAAGCTATAGGGATTACGCTCATAACTAAAAGCATGGTAAGGGATTCTATAAGGTGTGAAGGGATTGACCGCCGTACGAAGCATTTTTCCGTTGCAGATCCATGCATTGATTTGGATCTCATCTAAGTCATCTACCTCCTGTGGTAATTCCATTCCTACTTGTTTAGCGTATTCTGCATCCATAACGCCCCAATATTCAAGAACTTCAAATTGACTAGCACCGTACTCATCTGTACGGCTGTCATCTTTTAGCTCCTGTTCGTAGTCTTTCTCTACGTAGTTTGGCCCCATCTGCAAACATTCACGTATTGCGTCATTGTCGAAATACGGAAGGTTTCTAAGGCCTCTAAGCTGTGTTCTATTCATACGATGCCTATGAAACACATACTCAGCTTCTTGTATTGTAGTTGCATTAGGATCAGGGAAAAAGTCCCATATACTAACAAACTCTATTCGTGGTACTCTAACTGATATAGGAGAATATGTTCTTTCTCCATCATCGTTTTTAGCCCACCTGTTTAAAGTTTTGTTAAAATTAAATGGCCCTTTTATTATCCCTGTGCCAAATAATGCAGCTTCAAATAAAGAATTTCTTATTTCGCTTGAACCATTAGATTCTTCAATCTGATCATGGATTAACTTTTCCATTCTCCTTGCTGCTTTTGCAGCAGGACTGATTTCAAGCATTTCTGGAATTGGAGAGAGTCCTTCAACAAGTCTGTCTTCTGCTTCTTCTTCAATTCTTTTTTCTTCAAACTTCCCTGTCCCGATTGTTGCTCCTGCTTTGAGCGTACGCCCGTCACCTTCAAAACCAACATCATAGGGATTCTCCGTTTCCTCCTGTCCTCCAGTCATTTCTCCCATAGAAGACTCTAATCCGGGTACAGGATTTTGTGTATCTAGATGTGCATGTTCTGCTACACCTTCAGGAACTTTAGTTTCACTAATACCTATAGGAAACTTATTAGCTCCAAAAATAACATCTACTAACTGACCATAGGCAGCTAACACTTTTGTCTTTGTAATCTTTACAAATACTCTAGATTTTTCTGATTCTCTAAAGCGTATGTTCTTACCATATAATCCACGATAGTTATGATATGAAGTAAGCCATCTCTTTTCATCTAAATCTCTTGCAGATTCAGCAGATATAAATCTATCTTGTATAAGACCTACTAAGTTATTACGAAGGTTTTCTTCAAGAGTTAAATTTAAACCCTGCTCATCTTCTACTTCTTGAAAGTAAAGATCATTAGATGTTAAATTATTTTCTGCCATATTTAGTATCCAAACTCCGAATCAACAGGAGTATATGCTTGCTCCATTCTCATGTGTCTTAATTGACTCATAGGATCATTAATCCTAGGTCTTGACATAATTAAATATCTTAGTGCATCATATGCATGATCAGGTGCATGTGTATTTACATCCTCTGGATTACTTTTATCTAGAGGAAGACTTTGCAATTCTTTTATTAAATTAGGACAAGTGTTAAATATTTGTAATTTAGGTCTACCACTTGATCTAATTTTTAAATATTCATGGATCTGTATCTTACCTTGTATTCTATTCTTATCGGCCCTACGGAGTTTGTGACCTGCACGGACTAAAGTTTCTCCTACTGTAGGGCCAGTTGTTCCTGTTCTATTCCAAGCTGCTGTGTCTAATACACCTTGAACAGACATAGGATCATCTAATTCCATATTAGTTATAAGATCTGCTAAATCTGCTCCTGTTAAACCTTTACGATACAATTCTCTATATATGATTAAAGTACCATCAGTAGGATCAATACAACCCCAAACACAAGAACTTTCAGAAGCATACCCATAGTCAATTCCTTTTATTCTTTCCCAATGTATAGGTATTTCAAAAGGAGTGATAACATGTGTATTTAATTCAAACTCTGTAAATGCTGCTCCTTCTGTTACATCCCAATTACCCTCTAACAACTGTTTACGTTGTACAGCAGGTAAAGATTTTAACATCTGCTCATATCTGCCATCTTTTGCAAGATAAGGGTTATCTTCTAACCTAGCAGGTATGAACTTACGTGTCAGTCCATCCTCTCCCATAAAAGCCTCATTAGGCTCATTAGGATCTACATATCTTTTCTTAACCCAAGTAGCACCTACGCCACCGGGGTTAGCCGTACACCTCATGTACGGTGTAATCTCTGGATCTGTCGTTCTCAATCGTGAGGACAGATAGTTCCAAGAAAACTCTGTATTAAGATGAGTAATCTCATCAAACCCAATCCAAGAATATGCTTGTCCTTGGTATCGGTACACATCTGCATCTCTTTCCAAGAATCCGAACTCTATTTTAGCTCCTGAAGGAAAAGTCCATATCTTTTCTACTTCTCTAAACTTAGAACCCGGAAAAGCCTTGGGATATAACTCCCTAGACTTGTCAATAAGTTCCCTCAGTTCTGGCATGGATCGTCGCAGAATTAACGCCCTATGAGCTGCCTTGTGTGCGAATCTGAGGGGATCAACCAGCATAGCATAGGACTTGCCTCCCCCGGCTGCACCACCATACAGCACATCTGTTTCAGGAGCTGCTAAGAAGTCTGTCTGTGGGCCATCATTTGGCCTAAATATTACTTCTTGTTTATCTAGTTCTTTTTGTAAATTATCAGGTAAAAGATCTAGATCCTTGCTGTCAACTACTTTACCTTCTGTGGTTTTAGCGTTGGCTGGTTCATCAAACTTTTTATGTATATTAGTTTGTTTCTTTAAACTTGTTCTTACACTTTTAAGTTTTTTCTCTAATGTTTTTTCTCTCTTCTTCTTTTCTCTAATAGATCGTTGGGCAGCTATCTTAGCCTTTGTTTTGCTATGATAGTTGTACCCTCTTTTAGGAGCATCAGGATCTAGTAATCCTAGTTCTATCTTCTCCTTCTTGACATACTTACTAATAGTCTGGTGAGATATTTTGACATCTTCAGAAGAATTTTCAATAATATCTTTGGCTTCTCTTAGACTAGCAATCTTACCAGATATTAAACCATTTATAGTTTCTATTAGTAACTCTATCTGATCAGGCACTGCTATTAGTTCAGAACCATCATCAGTTAACTCATATCCGAAAGGAACAGAGCCTGAAGTCTTCTTCTTTCGTTGAGGAAACTCCATCTACTCTACAATCTCACCTTCGTATACAGTTTCTTCTTTCGCAGGTAGAATAAACAAACTACCTGTGTTAACATCTAAATTATGGTTGACATCTAATTTATCTTTCTTAGATATACCCACCCTATCTAAAATAGTTTGAGCAGCCTGTAGTTTAGTGTTAACTTGAGGTATGGCATCATCAGAGTTCATAACCTCAACAAGTTTAAAAGCAGCTTGTGGTGCAGATTGAGCTAGGATACCAGAGGCCAGATCAATCACCTCTTGTTGCAAACTTCGTATGACTTGTGGGTGACTGCCTTCTGCATATCCTGCTAGCTCTGCTGCTCTCTTTGGATCACCTCCTGTTGTAATCAGATTATCCAAAAACTTTTGCTGCTTTTCAGTTAACTCTCTAGTCTTAGAGGGTCTAACTTCTTTAGGTACAAACTTTGATATGTGCGACATAACTCTATGAAATAACACTAAGTATAGGGTTGAATTTGAGATTTGTCAAGCTTTTTCTGATTTTCTTTGAAAAAGACTTGACAGATCCTCATCTGAGCCTTATAATATTGTCAATACCGTATGATACGGTTTGATACGTAAACTACGTTGTATAATAAATTATTTATTAAACAAGATCTGATACAGTGTATCATACCTTCTTAATCTCCGTTAAATCATTCTTAATATTTAACATACTTGACTACATCCCTCCAAAGCTTTACAATTGAAAAATAGTTTAAAATGTTTGAGATTGCCTTTTATGTGGTAGGGGGTGGGGTGGCCTCCTGCCCCGGCTGGCGATATGTTCACATTTTGAACTCAAATATTGTACGTATTTTAAAGATTCAAAAAGCCAACCCAAATATTGAACCTATTTTAAATACTCAAAATAAAGATCCGAAAAATATGTTCAAATATTGAACCTATTTTTTGAACTTATTTTAAATATTCAAAATATGACCAAGCTTTACGATCCCGTGACAGATTTAAAATGTTCAAAATTTGCACTCAATTTTTAAACCTATTTTAAATCTTTTCAATTAGTTACTGTACATTCAACCAGTACTGTACGTCCTTCCAATACTGTAAATTTATCCAGCTTAAACTGCCATGCAAGTATCATGCCATCGTTGTTGTAAATCTTCAATTTCGGATAAAAAACTAGTACCCTGTAGCCTAGATCCTCTTTTTTAAAACGCGCTCAGAACGCAATACAGGCCGTTCTCAAAGGTATTTTTTTGTAACATTTTTAATATTTCGCTATTTTTCAATTCATAAACTATTGTTTTACTTACCTTTTTTATTCTCACATTCCGCTATATTTTACCTATTTGAAACACTCTGTAACATTTTGTTACAATAAACTTAAATAATTTTATAAATTTTAGTTGCTATTTTATTTCATTTACTTATCATGGTGCTTGTTCGGTCGCCATACGCCCAGTTAGCGACTCGCGCAAATCGAAAGATTTGATACTAGCCGAACTTAGCGAGATGGCCCGCCCTTGGGGAATCGCAAGTCTCGTGAAATGGGGTGCCTAGATTGTGGCATCCTAGTCTGACTGATTGCGTCAAGACCGCCCTGTGTACCGGAATAAGTGGGATCATGCGAGAATCCGAATAAGGCGAACTGAATATGAAACTATTCAGTAATTACAATTAAAAGAATATATGGGGCTGGGTTTTTTCGTGGTCTTTATTGGTCGCGTTAATTCCTACCCCATTGTTTTTTGTCTTTTATATATGCCCACTATTTTAAATCATTTTAAATAGGGGATTATATTATGGAATTATCAAACTTTAAAAATCTTTTAGCCAATGTGGTTAAATCTGAGGGTACGCTACGCGACAATATCCAAACTCTAGTTGAGTCGGCTATTGCTACGTTCGGCCAGCATGGTGACACTTCGCGTATTGAAATGCTTATGAAAGCATCTATCAATATGCGCTCTGTCCGTAGTGCTACGCTTGGTAACTTTATCAAGGCGCACGCGAATGTACGATTCGTACCTTCCAAAAACCTTGAC